CGGCTACAAAGAAGTCTACGAAAACACCATGTGGCCAATCCACACCACCGGCACCGACGACGGCACCGGCGATTATGTGGTTAACGGTGCAAACCAAACCGGCGCCGCTGTTACCGTTCAGACGGGTACTGGCACGTTTAAGAAAGGCGACATTGTTACGTTTGCCGGGTGTAATCGTGTTCACCCCGAGACGAAACAGGACACCGGCGCGTTGCAGCGGTTTGTCATCACGGCAGACGTTGCTGCTTCGGCGACTTCGTTGCCAATCTCGCCTTCGATTGTTGTCACCGGCGCACGTCAGAACGTCTCAGCTTCCCCAACCGATACTGGGCAAGTGTTCAAGCGTGAGTCCGACAACAGCACGGCAATCGGTGCATCGGCTGACTACGGCATTTCAATGGGCTTCCATAAGGATGCTTTCGCATTTGCCACGGCTGACTTGATTATGCCGGGCGGCGTTGACTTTGCCGCACGTGAGCAAATGGACGGGATCTCGATGCGTATTGTTCGCCAGTACGACATCAACAACGATGAAATCCCCGCCCGTCTTGACGTGCTGTATGGTTACAAGACGTTGCGTGCACAACTCGCTTGCCGCTACGGCTTCAACTAAGGTGAATGGGTGGCACCCTTTAGGGTGTCACCCTTCCACCCTTGAAACACAAGAAATGAGCCTATCATGGCTGTTAAACAACTCTCAGACGGCGGACCAGACGGCACTGTTTTAGGTCGGGACGCCACCACGGACAAAATCGGCTTTTACGGTGTAACCGCTGTTGCTCAGCAAACCGTCTCCGTCTCTAGCAACAATTTTATAGGTGATCTATGGCTAACTACAGCAAAAGAGTGTACAAAGTAATTGACGGCCAACTAAAGAAGGAATGGGACGGCCCTAAGGAAGGATGGTTTGCGACCAAAGCCGAAGCCCAGGGCGATGGTGGCCCTGATCCGATTAAAGAGGCAGAGGCTGAATTGAAGGCGTATGAGTCCGACACGTTGACGCTTCCTAAGAATCGCGGGCGTCCGTTTAAAAAAGGCTAATTGAATGGCAATCTCGACTTACGCGGAATTACAGACGGCACTTCAGAACTACACCGGGCGCTCTGACTCTGCGTTCACAAACCTGGTGCCGGAGTTCATTAGCCAGGCTGAGAACTACATCAACCGCGAGATACACTGGAATCCCGGCATCACTGAGGCGACCGTGAGCCTATCCGCGTTTGCCGATACCGCTGCATTGCCTGCGGGTTTCCTTGAGATTATCGACCTTAAATATCCGTCAAATGATTATTTCATGGGACAGATTGCGCTTGATAAGTTGTTGGGCATTTACGACGACAACGAGGTCCGGCCAAACTATTTCGCCGTCGCTGACACGTTCCGATTTAACGCGCCGTCCGATGCTGCTTATTCCCTAGACTGCAACTATTACAAAAAATGGGACATTGCGGCAGATTCAACGAACGAACTCATGACTCAATACGAGGACGTATATTTGGATATGTCCCTTTGGAGGGCGTTCAAGTGGATGCGTAACGCAGAACAGGCAAATGCGCATTTTGCGACGGCTGACGGCGAACTGCGCTCGATCAACAAGGCCTACGGCCGCTCTAAGCGCCGCGCAATGGTCACTGTTGACGCTGGGCTACAGGTGCCACGCAAAACCACGTTTAACATTAATAATGGGTATTAATAAATGATACCTTTCGCCGCATATCTCCCCGACCAGCCGGACTACGAAAACCCTGGGTCCGCGTTCATTAAGAACGTGCTGCCGCGCACGGAAAACAGCTATTCGCCTCTGTCTGATCTCGCTGCGGTGTCTAATGCGGTCGGCAGCGGTACGGTACGCGGTGCGGGGTCTTTGCGAGATAATGACGGCCTCGTTTATAACTTTGCGGCTGACGAGGATGATTTATTTCTTCTATCTACAATGACATGGGGCAATGTTTCGTCATCTGCCGGGGCTTATACAATCAACGCCGATTTTCCAGTTAATTTCATTCAGTTTGGTGAGCGTGCCATCGCTATTATGGGCCTGCAAGATGACATTCAAACATATCTTATGGGAACGGATTCGGCATTTTCGCAGTTAAACAGCGCAGCCCCGCGCGCAAAGGCCGGCAATGTCATCGGAGATTTTGTGATGGTCGGCAACACGTTCGACAGCACAGATGGCGAGGTTCCTAACCGTGTATGGTGGTCGGCATTTAATGACCCTACAGATTGGCCTACAATCGGGTCTTCGGACGCTGCGGCAAAGCAATCAGACTTTAATGATATCCCGACGGGCAGCCTTGTCCAGGCGGTAACTGGCGCTATTGGTGGTACAGACGGTGCAATCTTCATGGAAAAGGCCATCTATCGTGTAGTCTATGAAGGCCCGCCCACAGTTTTCGGGTTCTATGAGATTGAGCGCGACCGTGGGGCTTATGCGCGGAACAGCGTTGTCAACGTGGGTTCCGTGGCGTTTTATCTGGATGAGACGGGCTTCTTTGCGTTCGATGGTGTTAAGTCAACGCCGATCGGAGACCGTCGCGTAGACAAGACATTCTTTGCCGATCTAAACGAGACATACGTTGCGCGTATCTTTGGTGCTGCCGACACCATCAACAAGTTGGTGTTTTGGGCTTACCCATCAACAAACTCGACAGACGGAACGCCGGACAAACTGATCATCTACAACTGGTCCATTGACCGTTGGTCTGCGGCAGACGCTAACGTGCAATTTTTGCAGCGTGGACTAACGCCGGGATATACGCTTGAGGAATTGGACGCGTTTAGCTCTAACCTTGATGCGTTGCCATTGTCCCTCGATAGCCGGGCATGGACGGGCGGCGCTCGCCTCTTGTCTGCGTTTGATGCTGACGGGAAATTGGCTCGCTTTACAGGTGATCCTCTAGAGGCGCAGCTTGAGACAACGGAAGCCAGCGGCGCACAAGGTAGTAGAATTATCATTGACGGGATTCGGCCTTACATCGACGGCGGGTCTACGACTGTGCAGATTAGATCGAGAGACACGCCAACAGCAACACCAACAGACAGCGCGTTTGAGGCGGTGGGGGCTGACGGTATGGCACATTTCTATATTAGTACGAGGTATGGCCGCGCTCGTATTAAAATAGCGGCGGGCGGGACATGGACTCACGCTCAAGGCATTGATGCGGTTACACACCCAGACGGGGATTTGTAATGGCCGATCCTATCGGATATCCAACAGCGCCCCGGTATATACCAAATTCAGAGCAGCACCGGCGTTTGCTCGGGGAACAGGGACAGCGGCACAACCAAGGCAAGACAAATAACATTATTGTTCGGACGCTTACCGCTAACGCGGCATCGACAACAATTACAGACGCGAGAATTAGCCCGGCCTCGTATCTTGGGTTTATGCCTGAGACCGCAAATGCAGCGGCAGAGATAGCAACCTTGTATGTGTCCGATAGTGGCAGGGTCGGCAATTCCGTCGCCGTAAGCCATGCAAACAACGCACAGACTGATCGAACCTTTAGAATAGTGATTGTGGGGTAATTATGGACCGTAACCAACTAATACAGCAGCTTGCAGGCATGATGGGCAGCGGTCAAAACCCTATGTCCGGTTTGCAGATGAACCCTTCGCCATATGGCGGCCTACTCGGTGAGCATGAGTATGGAGACCAAACAGGCTTCGTCCTGCCAACAGAGCCGCAGGGGCTTCTCGCATCACCAGCGGATAACTTTAATGGTCAAGATTTCCTTGCTGATCGACAGTCAAAGATTGCGGCGTTCTTGCAAAATCAAACCGCAGAAAACGCGGCAGCCACGCCCGAGGTCGGCGGCGGTCCTGGTATCAACATGCAGATATATCCTGGCGGCGACAGTGACCCGCTATACAAATTCCACGAGTCCGGCAAGGGCGGGTATGACAACGCTGCAGCATATGCCAACTACATGCAGCAGGGCGTAGACCGTGACGAGCGGTTGCGTCAATACACGGCGGATATGGCTTACAACAACCAGGGCGGAAGATAAAATAATAACTTTAATTCTACGAAACGTATGTGTAGAATAACATAATAGGAGTTTTGACGATGGCGCTACCCCGTAGAAATATAGCCCCGATGGCATCCGCCGCCCCAAACATGGGTGGGATATCGTTCGGCCCTAACAACATAGCGCCCCGTCCGCAGGCATCTATGCCGATGCGTCCTCCACCGCAACAACAACAGCAAAGCAATGGCGTCATGGAAGGCGCACAGGGGATCGGCTTGCTTAGCGATGCTGGTGCTTTTGATGGTATGAAAAATGCAGGCATGGCAGCAATGGGCTACCATCCTTCGGGTGGCCTTCCTTATATGGCGGGTTCGTCTTTGCCGGGATCTGCTGGCCTTGCGTCAAACGCGGGCCTTGCTGGTTTGCAAGCTGGCGGTGAGTTTGGAGGATTAACGGCGGCACAGATGGGCACGTCTACAGTTCCTTCTATGTTCGGGTCTACTGCAACGGGTTTGGGTGGCCCTGCTGGTATCGGCGCGTCAATGGGTGGTGTTGGTGGGGCCGGGTCTTTAGCGGCCACTGGCGCTGCTGCAGGCGGTGCTATGCCAGCCGCGGCCTTGGTTGGAGGCGCGGCTCAGGGTGCTGGGATGGGACTAGGAGCCGCAGGAGCCGCAGGAGCCGCTGGAGCCGCAGGAGCCGGGGCAGCCGCAGCAGGCGCAGGCGCAGGCGCAGCCGGGGCAGCCGGCGCAGGCGCGGCAGGCGCAGCCGCTGGTGGTATGGCCATGATGGGGCCTGTTGGTTGGGCTGCATTGGCGGGTTTAACGATTGCGGGTCTTTTGGGCGCAGATGTCATCTGAGGTAAAGATAACAGGCATACCATCTAAGGACATTGATACATATTGGAGCGCGGTTGAGCCACTCTTAAAGAAAGCAACGGATCGCGGAACAGACTATTTAATCGTTGATCTATATGAACAAATCGACAATGGCACCATGCAGTTATGGGTTGCCTTTGATGACAAGGAAATACTCGCCGCATGTACGACAAAGATTATCACTTATCCACGATTAAGGGTGTGCGGTTTAACGCATATCGGTGGAAAGGGAATGCGTGATTGGTTGAGATTCGAGCCTATCGTGTCTGAGTGGGCCAAAGAGCATGGATGCTCGCATCTTGAGGGCTACGCGAGGCCGGGATGGTTAAGAGTTTTGAAACATTGGGCGACGGCTTGGACCGTCATACGCAAGGAGTTATAGCCATGGGTGGTGGCCCCGGACCGACTGACATTCCAGATAAAACGACCACAACGAATGAGCCGTGGTCGCAGCAAATCCCTGCGCTTGAAACAACGATGGGCCTATCAGCGGGCCTTACAGGCGTCCCCACGGGCAACCTGACGCAGGCACAGCAAGACGCGGCAGCGGGGGCGGCAGACTTCACAGCAGCCCCGCAGGCGATTGAGTACTACCCTGGACAGCCTTATGCCAACTTTGCGCCCGAAACAGAGGCTGCCTTGCAGGGGCAAGCGCAACGCGCAGCGGGTGGATCGGCGGTTAATCAGATGGCGCAGGCTCAAAACCTCGCGACCACAAGCGGGCAGTTTCTTAATGCTGGAAACCCGTATTTTGAACAAATGGCCGGACGTGTACGCGAGCAAGTGATGCCGCAAGTTCAAGGTCAATTTGCTGGATCGGGTCGGACTAACTCAGGCCTGGCTGGTCGCGCCCTCGGCATGGGCTTGGGTGATGCTATGGGTGCTTTAGCTTATCAAAACTACGACGATGAGCGGGATAATCAAATGGCAGCGATGCAAGCCGCACCCGGGCTTGCACAGACAGATTACAGCGACTATGCGGCATTGGGTGAGGTCGGCCAAGCTCGCGAGGCCATGCAGCAGCAGCAGATCAACGACCAGATCGAGCGGTTTAACTTCGAGCAAACCGAACCGTTTCAGCGTTTGGCAATGTATAATCAGGCAGTTCAAGGCAATATGGGCGGAACGTCTATTGGCACTCAAACGATGGCCGGGGGCGGTCAGAATCGCCTCGGGTCTACCATTGGCACAGGCTTGCTTGGCGCTGGCGCTTTGGCAACTTTGGCAGGATAGAACATGGCTTGGAATGACATTTTCAAACAAGGCGGCGCGTTAGCCTACCAGCCGAGCAACGGACAATATGCACAGCCCCAGCAATCGCAGGGCGGTGGGCTGCTCGATTGGTTTGGCGAGGGCGACAATATGGCAATGCTTGGCAGCGGCCTTATGGGTGCCGGTAACGCCATGATCAACGCACCCCAAGGAAATGGCTTCCAAGACGCAGCGTATGGATTAGCGGGTTTGGCTGGTGGCGTCGATACTCAGCGCAAGAAAACCAAGAAAGAGGCTATGTTCAAAGAGTTGGCTGGTGGCGACCCGCGTAAACTTGCCTTCCTCAAAGCTAATCCTGAGAAGGCCCCGCAGTTAATGATGAAGCAGGAGTTTGCCGCACCTAAGTATGTTGACGTTTACAACACGACCACGCAGCGCCTTGAGAAGGTTGCTAAGGCTAATCTTGACCCTCGCATCCATCAGCCTGCGTCTGCGGCTCCAGCGCAGGGCGGAATGGACCCCAAAAAAT